AAAAAGAAGATATGTCCATGCGTCAATCTTCAAAGGCTTCTACCTCTGGTGGATATCTATCATTCCAGACTTCATCAAAGGCCGGATCTATGTTTAGATATCCTTCCATGCCTTTGATTTCAAACTCTTCAAGAATTTCTAATAGAATTCTATATGTTTCTTCTCGTTCTAATACACCTAAGTCAGATTCAAATAACTGTTCAATAAATTGACCGAATATGGCCGCTCTTTCTCCTGCCATTTACTCCTTATCCTTCTTGAAAAAAGACATATACTCGGACAAGGAATGTGTAAACATCTTGTAAGTGACATTTGTGAACATGATAGCATTTCTATACCATTCATAAAAAGGATTCCTTGAGAGTAAGTCCGATTGTTTAGTTTTTCTTTTCTTTGGCTTTCTGAGAAGCAAAGACTTATTATGTATCATACTTTCCAGAAAGGCAATCCTCTTGTCTACCATTTCATCACAAACATAAAGAAGATGTTCTTTTTTCATTAGTCTCTTTAGTTTCTTCACAAGTTTCTTTCGTCTTTTGGCAGAATGAAGTTGTTCTAATAGTATTTCATCTAATTCGTCAGTCATAACATCCAAAACATGATTGCTGTGATAGATAGAAACAGAAACACCGAATATGACCAGCTAGTTGCTAGTGCTATCATGCCAAAGATGGTAGCCAATATGATCATACTCATAATGCCTTGAAAAGTTCTATCGGTCAATCTACATCCATTGTGAATAGAGCCCTCACATATTTATTAGGATCAAAGTCGATCCTCTTGCGAGCAAAGACAACGAAACCAATATCATCTTTCTCCATTACATCATTCATGGACTTGCCAGTGGTATATACATCGTCCACAACGAGACGATATGGATTGTCTTTCTTGCAATACTTTTGCAGAGCATCACCTAGTTTGGTACCACCTCTTGGAATACCATAGACAGAACCAAATTCACAACGATCAGCAATCATAGCAGCAAGGCATTCCCAATCTTCATCGGTGAGTGCATCACATTCAATCTTCCAGTTTAGTTCTTTACCAGCATGTGAGGTAAAGATTCCCCATTGAAATAGGTTCATGGCACAATCCTAATCGTTGTGTCTGGATCATTCTTCACAATTCCATATAGAGTTCTGGCATTAGCAGGACTAAGGCGAACAC